GTAATTGTCCAGTTGGTATCAGCCAGCCGGGATAACTTGCGCGGAGCGTAGCTGCCATGCACCAGGTAGACGATGTCGTTGATCTGCACTAGCTGCATCGCATAGAGATCCGCCTCAAGGTAAGGGCTGACAATCTCGTAGGGCGAGCCGCTCAGCAGCACTTGCGCCCCATCCTTGTAAAAGCGCATATACTGGTGACCAAGCTCAATGATGAACTGAGTTGCCACCGAGAACTCAAACTCAAGGAGCCGGCACTTGCGGTTGGAGAACTTGGCCTCGGCCACGAACCTTGTGCCAGGCCGGCGGCGGACGGCGCCATAGGTTTCAAGCAAAGCGTTCTGTAGCTGACGGCATCCTTTGCCGTACTTGTCGATATCGGTACGGGCATCAAGCAGCGGCGATAGTTCGCCGGCGTTAAACGAGATTAGGTTCCTTATGCTTTGTCCGCGTTGCGCCATAAGTTACATGGAGTCGATGGTTGAGCTGTACCGGGAGTTAACCCAGCGGCTCATGGTGGTGGGATTCCAGCGATGCTTCTTGCGCTCGTTGCCATCTCTCATGCGAGCGGATCCCAAGGTGCGCTGGTATTCGTTCATCAGCGCAATCATCAGCTGTTCATCCTGGCGGATCGGCACAGCCAGCTTGGCGGCCAATAGGACGATGACAGAGTTAGCAAACAGACTGTCCCATTGCATCGTGTCTTCGATGTAGGCGACGTAGCGTAGCATTGCCTCCTCGGCGTCGGTCAGGAGGACATTGCCTTCAATCTCCCACTCATCCTGTGGCTCGCCATGGTATGCCACGCCATTAAGCTCAAGTACCGTCAGTAGGTCGGTTGGAAGCTGGTACTGGTACAGCCATTCAAAGGCTGGCGGGGTGGCGAGCCTGGTGAGACTGGTGCGCCGGCGAAGGCAACGCCACTCGCCCATGCGCCCAACCTCGGAAACAGTAGCCTCCCACAAGCTCAAGCAAGCCGCGGCAGACTTTGAGTCGTCATCATTGACGCTCATAATGGTCTTTGCGCCAATCCGGGACAGAGCTTGGTTGCAGATCTCGGTTTTGCTTAAGAGCATGGGAGGCGTGGGTGCTTAGTTAAAGCTGATTGCTACTTTGATTTCTCCGGCGGCAACCGCATCGGTAGCGGAATCACCAGAAGAAACGGTCAATGCCAGCGCAATGCCGTTGCTGAAACGCAATCCATTAGCTCCAATGGGTACATTTGCGTTGTTTACGGTGGGCAAGTGAAGCGTAAGCACCGGAACATCGGTGCCGACAACTGGAGCCGAGGCTTTATTGTAGATCTTCAAGTAACGCACGGCAGCGTTATTGTTCGTCGCTACGATGCCGTACACCGTGCCGGCGCTAGCCTTGATGCTGGTGGCATTGGTCGAGGCAGCTGAGTTGACAAAAGTGGTCGTCGGAGTGTTGACGATGGCTGCGAGATCCTCATCGGAGAGGACTACTGCTGCTGATTTAAATGCGGAGAGTCTCATGGGTAGAACTGATTTAGGTTAAAAAAAGGCCGCCCCTACCCGGTAAGAGCAGAGGCGGCATTGTTTGGACTATCGTACGTCCCTAGCGCTTAGCGAGGGAAGTTTACCACAACACGGAAATCCAAGGTCGCGTTCGCCGTAACGGTGCCAGTCAAGGTCGCGTAGGTGAAGGTGAGCCAGGAATCTTCCGTGGTAACGAACGGAGTGGCAGCAGCAACGCCACCCGTGAACGAGTCAACGCCAGCACCTTGAACGTCCAGCGAAGTCGAGTAACGATCTGCATCAAGAACCGTGCCGTCTGGCTTATAGTCGCCAACGGTGATGGTTGCGGCGGTTGCGCTCAGGCCGGTGCTTGTGACAGCACTAAGCTGTGGGATGACAATAGCGCCGGGAGGCAGTTTATAGAGACGAACGATGTCGCTGGCAGCCTCAGAACCAGTCTGAGTATAGCGCAGAAGCAGCGTGCGGGTGTTAGGGAAAGCCTCCAAAGGCCCAACTGGGGTCTTGTTGGAAGGACTGTTTTGTAGAGCGGCAAGAGCGCCGTATAGTGTAGCCATGTTAGTAGTCTCCTATTGGGTTGATGATTAAGCGTGATAGCTGTCGATAGCGACAACACCCTCTTCCTGACGACGAGTCGCGCCCATGCGGCAACGGCTGCGGATCTGGATAGCGTGGGAGTCGGTGGGGAGGATGTCGATGGTAACGCGGCGCTCGCCGTCGCCAAAGGTGACGTAGTCCTTGTGGAATGCGAAACCGCGGCGGGTGTTAGCCTCCGAGATAGGCAAGTCACGGACTTGGGTCTTCCAGTAGAAGCCCATCCAGGTCTTGCCATTGAGGCTGCCATCGGTGATGGGCTGAACCTGGGTGAAGTCGCTGGACTTAAGCTCAATCACGTTGGTGATGAGATCCAACTCCTCCTGGGGAGAGCAGATGAAGTAGCGGTTCATCTGGGGAACAAAGGCATTGTCCATGCGGTATTTCGCCTCGGCCACTTTGGCGAAGGTAAGACCCGTGTTGGAGGCGCCGAAGCTCTTGCCAATGATCTGGCCGGCAGGGAGAGCGGTCAGGGTCGTGCCGTCGTCGCCGGTAACGGAATTACCGTTGAGCGCCGAGACGATGGTGGCATCGATCTGGCGATTGTAGGCGAAGACATCTCCCTCAATGTAAGCGGACTGAGGAGTGGCGAGGAGACCGAGATCGGCCTCATCCCATTCATCGATCAGCTGGGGGTTCTCGAACTTCTTGCACAGAAGCCAGCGAACATTGGTAGCCGGAGCCGCGGCAATGGTGGGCAGCGCACGCCCGGTGATCTCGCGCATACCCTGCTGGGACAGCTGGGAGATGCGTTTGCGTTCGCCATTAACAGGGACTTTGGTCACACACTCAGCGAGGTGGGAGGCAGTCTCCTGGAGACGATGTTGCCAGACTCGCTCGTAGTCGATCTGGACGTGTTTTCCGATTTCAAATAAAGCAGGCATTGTAGTATAGGTTCTAAAGGTTGTGAACTGACGTTAGGTTTCGTACCAATCGCCATTCGGGTATCCCTTACGGGCCTACACGGCATTTGCCTCGGATGAGCCGAGACAGCTTGCTAATACGCTTCGGTAAACCGGGTGAGCGCACCTTGCTCCTTATTTACTGCTACGATATATTATCACCGTCAAGCGGTTTTATATTTAATTTTTTAGGCTGCTTCTTTTCGAGCAGCATATACCAGCGCAAGGGATTGCCGTCTGCGTCAACAGGCTGTGGCCTGGGCTTAAACTCAAGGTAGTGACGCTTGGTTGCCGGCGCCTGGGTGGCAGCTGGACTCTCATCCAACTGCTCATGCAGATCTACATCATGACGTTTCTTGCGTGCCATTAGCGTCCTGTAGCCAGGTGTAGTTTGATTAAGCGCTGGCGTTCAGCACTTGCGCGGCCTTGGCGAGCAGTATCACCGCTCTTCCAGTCTCCGTGATACGGATTGCTGGGGTCGGTCATAATGGCATCGGCCTGTTCAATATAGCTACGGGACGATCCTGCCGGCTGACCATCGGCGCGAGTGTCCTCGGCTGTAGCGGTCTTGATTGCAGCCAGCAGCTGAATCATCATCGGGTTGTTGGTTGCCGATTGGCGAAGCGAGTCCGCTGGGATGTTGGTCAGGCCGGATGCGATGTCGATTCCACGCTCGGCATCCATCAAAGCAGAATCCAGCTTGTTGCCATAGACGCGACTAAGCTCGGCGCGAGCAGCCTGAACGACACTCTGCTTCGTCGATTCCAGCTTCTGCTGACCGAAGGTGGCGTCGAATGCCAGTAGATCCTTGGCCAGCTGAGGCGAAGCGGAGTGCTTGTGCAGGATCTTGGACACCTCGTTGGCGTATTCCTCGCTGAACATATTCTCAGGCACTCCCTCTGGGCGCTTGAACCCGTAATCCTCTGGCTTCTCCGGTGCGCCGGTGATCTTGCGGAGCTTCTGCTCAAACTCAGTTTTGACTGCGTCAGGTGCGTCAGCCGGCAATGGCTCAAGTCCCTTCTGGCTGGCCAAGTAGTTGAGGTTAGACAGGCCAAGCATTAGTGCCTTGTTGGGATCCTCGGCTTTGGCGTATTTCTGGAGAACGGTGCGAGCGCCTTTGAACTCATCGCCGGCGACCAGCTTTGCGAGATCTGGGTGCAGTCCACCTTCGGCGTAAATTGAGAATGCGCTAGGCTGAGCAGTAGCAGCTGCTGCTGCCGGGCTGCTTGATCCTGGTGATGACGGCGCAACTGGTGCGGTTGATGCAGCAATTAGCGAACTAACTGAAGCCGGCGCTGCCGCGGCTGGAGAGCTAGGTGCGGGACTTGAGGCGGATGGGATTACTTCACTCATTTGGTTTTGGGTTTCTTGCGAACGGTTGTTTCAGTACTGTCAGACAGGAAAGAGGCAGTTCCAGACCGGATGAGGGCTTGGGTGTTGAGCATAAACAGACGCTGACCTTCAGCGCTTGCGTTAAACTGAGCGTCCGAGTGACCGTCCTTTGAGATGGCGACCAGCGTTGTCCTGTGGAAGTACGCACGCGACTCCATGTCAGCCATCACCAGCTTTTGGGCGTCGGTACGGGTATGCTCGGACGAGCCAAAGACGGCAACGTAAGCGTTAAGCAGTCTCTGGCGCTCACGCTCGCGGCGTGCTTCGTCCTCAGTTAAGGGACGGATGGGTGGTTGGATCATAGTTTTTCGATTTCGCCGCTGACAGCGGAGCCAATCTGCTCGCGCATATCTTCTGGGGCGGCACCTACATCACGAACTGCTTTGGCGGCCATGGCTGCTTGCTCCATCTGAGCGGCTTGAGCCTGGGCTGCCTGTATTTCGGCTCGCATCTCGTCACGGTCTTGAACGCTGCGGACTACGTTGGCTGCTACGCCGTAGTTGCGGAGGATGGCGCGGGCGCCTTCGTCGTAATCGATGTTGTGCAGAACCTCTGGAGCGTACTGAGCCATCGGAGCGATGATTTCCATAGCTTGCAAAAATGCAGTATTCTCCACTTCCTTGATGCGGAGCGCCATCTTGCCGGTCAGGATGATCTGAGGCATAGCTAGAGCAGCCATGTCGCTGCCATTCTGGATGACCAGCATTGATCTCGGCGCTTCCGGTAGCATCTTGCGGCGGAAAGCGATTGAGAAGCAGCGGGTGAGCAAT